CACCCAGGAGCAGAACGCGGATATGGCGCAGCAGATCCAGGCGAAGATGGAAAGCACCATGCGTCAGACCGTCGTCAACGAGCTGATGAAACAAATGAGACCGGGCAATATGCTGAATGCCAATTACGGCCCCGGCGCGCGATAACAGGAAAAGATCATGACCCTCGCAACCTTTACTCCGCCAATTGCGCCGTCTCCCGGCACCACCGACAAGCCAAAGGTGAAAATCCTCAAGGCTGACTTCGGCGACGGCTACAGCCAATGGGCGCCTGATGGGCTGAACAACATCCGGCGCACGCTCTCGCTGACCTGGGAGGTGCTCTTGCCGGCCCAGGCGCTTGCGATCACCTCTTTCATGTTCACGCAAGCCGCGGCCGCGCTGCCCTTCTATTACACGCCCTCCGACGAAACGACGGCGGTGAAATGGACTTGCGACAACTGGGAAGACAAGCGGGGAGACAATGGCATTCGCACCGTCGTCGCAACCCTTGAGCAGAGCTTCGCGCTGATTTCCTGACGGTTGCTTATAAGTCAGCATTGACTTATTATTCGGCTTAGTTCAGAAGGTGAATATGAGCACAATCGCCGCCGCCGTTCGTTCAGTAAACCCTGGCATCCCATTGTCAATGTATCGCCTCGACACCACGTCGATCGGCGGGCAGGTTTACTATTTCTGCCAGGCGTCCGAAGCCGGGGATGGGATCACCTTCCAGGGCATTTATTACACGCCTGTCGATGTGGACTTCTCCGGCTTTGAGATGACGACCCAGGGCGGCTTGCCCACGCCGAAGATCAAGATCGCCAACACCAATGGGGTGTTTCAGAACGTGGTCAATACGTTCGGCGACATGATCGGCTGCAAGATCCAGCGGATTCGCACCTTCGCTCAATATCTCGACAACCAGCCGCAAGCTGACGGGACCGCCTTCTTTGGTCCCGATATGTTCCGCATCGAGCGCAAGTCGAGCGAGAACCCGATCTTCATCGAATGGGAGCTGTCGTCTTCAGTCGATAACGAAGGCAAGCTGCTCCCGGGGCGCGTCGTCGTGCGTGATACCTGCCTGTGGCGCTATCGCTCCTACACTGTGGATGGCGGCTGGAATTACGCCAAAGCCCAATGCCCCTATACCGGCCAGAACGGCATGTTCACGATGGCGAATGCGCCGACCGGCGATCCTACCCAGGATGTGTGCGGGCGCACCATTTCGGCCTGCAAGACGCGCTACGGCTCCAACGCCGCCCTGCCGATCGGCTCCTTCCCGGGCGTCAATCGCGTCAACCCCAACGCAGGTTGATCATGACCTTTTCACTGACCCCTCAGAACCTCCTGGATATTCGGACGCATGTTCTTGCGCAATATCCGAATGAAGCTTGTGGCATGATCGTGTCGGGCGGTTATCTGCCCTGCGTGAATTACGCGACCAATCCCAAAGAGGACTTCAACATCCCGGCCGCAATCCAGATGGGGGTACGCGCCAAGGGTCTTGAGATCCAGGCGATCGTTCACTCGCATCCCGAAGGTCCGAGCTACCCGAGCGAACAGGATATGACCGGCCAGATTTCGACCGATATTCCCTGGGTGCTGGTGATGACCGACGGCGTGCGCGTTTCGCCGCCTGAGATCTGGGGCGGCGATGCGGTGATCGCTCCCGTGATCGGCCGCGAATTTCTGCACGGGATCAGGGATTGCTACTCGCTTATTCGTGACGTGTTTCGCATCGGGAATACCGCGCTCGCAGGGGAGGGGGTCGATTGGCCGCTGCCTCCGATCCTGATCCCCGAATATGCCCGCGCCGATGGCTGGTGGGGCGAACCCCGGCGCCCCAAGCAAAATCTCTACGTCGAGAATTTCAAAGCCGCGGGCTTTGTGGAGATCACACGCGAGCAGATCAAGCCGGGCGACGCCTTCCTGACCAAGATCCGTTCCGACAATCTGAATCACGCAGGCTTGCTTCTGCCGAACAATCTCATCCTGCATCACCTTCCGCAGCGCTTGTCGCGCCGGGAGCCGGCTGGCCTGTGGGCTCGCGCCGCCGATACCTGGGTGCGCTATCAAGGGGCGATCAATGCGTCGTAAGATTTATCTTCATGGTCGTCTGTCGGAGAAATTCGGCAAGGTGTTCGAGCTCGAGGTGCAGACCGCCGGCGAAGCTGTTCGCGCGATGTGCGCCAACTTCCCGGAATTCACCGCTGAATTAAAGGAAGGCTCCTATGAGCTGGTGCGCGGTCACATCAATGAGAAGACCGGCCATTGGCTTGAACTTGATCAGGTGAACTCCTTCCGGCTTGGCAAGGCCGACTTTCATATCGTGCCGCATATCGCCGGCTCGAAGAACAACCGCGCCGCCGGCTCCACCAAAATCATTCTCGGCGTGGCGCTTCTCGGCGCTGCGCTCTTTCTAGGCCCTGTGGTGGGCATAGGGTGGCTCAGCGCGGGCATGGCGGGTAATTTGGCTATGGTGGGTCTGGCGCTGACGGTGGCCGGCGTAGCGCGCTTGCTGACGCCCGCGCAGCAGAATCCGTATCAGCAGGCGTCCTTCTCGCTGTCAGGCCCGACCAACGTCTACGACCAGGGCAATCCGGTGCCGCTCGTCTACGGGCGCTGCATGTGCGGTTCGCAGCTTATCTCGGCCGCCATCGACGTTGAGCCGATCCCGGTCAACTGGGATCCAACCCAGGGCAACACACTCATCGATACCGTCGATCCCGAGACCGGACAAGGCATCTTCTACGGCCCGGCCGGGGACTACACCCAGCCCGCTGGCAACACCATTCAGCCGAGCACCTGATGAAAAACGTAAAAGGCGAACACGTTCGTATTCACCAGGGCGCCATTGCTGGCTCTGGTGGCGGCAGCTCCGGCAGCTCCAAGGGCGGCGGCGCCAGCGAAGCGAATAACACGCTGCGCTCGAACTCGACCGTGCGAATGGTCGAGCTGTTGTCGGAAGGCGAGATCGGCGGCCTGGTCAACGGCGGCATGTCGATCTATTTCGACAACACGCCCGTCGTCAACGCCGACGCCACCGTGAACTTCCGCGGCGTGCAATGGGAAAGCCGCACCGGCTTGCCCGATCAAGCGTCGCTGCTGGGAAATACGACCGCCGAGAACATCACGCCGGTTGAACTTCAGATAAAATACAACTATGACGATTATGTCCGCACCATCGACGATCCCGACGCGACCGGTTGTCGCGTCATCGTTCGTGTGCCCTCCCTGAATTATACCGACTTGAAGACGGGCGCCATCAGCGCCACCAGCGTCGCCTGGGCGATCGACTGTATGCCGAATAACGGCGGCTGGACTCAGATGGCGGTGATTCAGCTCATCAACCAGAAATGCGACAGCCTTTACGAGCAGGCGACTTATTTCGATCTCCCCGCCGGCGGCTATCCCTGGCAGATCAGAGTGCGCCGCGGCACGGCCGACTCCAATACGGTCAATCTGAACAACGATACCTGGTGGGAGTCCTATACGACCGTCATCGCCGGGCAGTTCACCTATCCGAACTCGGCGCTGGTCGCCATCGAGGTCGACGCCGATCTCTTTCAGGAAACCTCGATCCCGGCGCGCAGCTTTCTGGTCGACGGCATTAAGATCCAGGTTCCCTCGAATTACGACCCTATCGCTCTGACTTATTCCGGCGTCTGGGACGGCAGCTTCAAGATCGCGACCTCGAGCAATCCGGCATGGGTTCTCTACGATCTCATCACCAATGATCGCTACGGGCTGGGCGAGTTTGTCGATACGTCGACAATCGACAAGTGGTCGCTCTACCAGATCGCTCAATATTGCGACCAATCCGTTCCAAATGGCTTTGGTAATAACGAGCCGCGCTATCAGTTCAACGGCGTGATCAATGGTCGTCAGGAGGCGTGGAAAGTCCTCCAGCAGATTTGCACCTCGTTCCGCGGCATGTCCTACTGGTCGCTCGGCCAGGTGTTCACCATCGCCGATATGCCGAGCGATCCGGTCAAGCTCGTCTCGCCGGCGAACGTGATCGACGGGCACTTTAATTATTCCGGCACAGCGCTCAAGACCCGGCACTCGGTCGCCATTGTCTCGTGGAATGATCCGAGCGATTATTACCGTCCGGCCGCGGAAGTCGTCATCAATGAGGCCCTGTTGCAGCAATTTGGCTGGCGCGAGGCTTCGATCACGGCGTTTGGCTGCACGTCGCGCGGCTCGGCTCATCGTTTCGGCAAATGGCTGCTCGACACCGAGCAATATGCGACCGAGACAATCGAATATTCAGCGTCATGGGATCATATCGACGTTCGCCCAGGTGATATTATCGCCGTCGCTGACCCGAATAAGGCGCAGGCCCAGATCGGCGGCCGCGTCATCTCGAATAATGGCGGCGGCAATTATACCCTCGACCGTATTTTCACTCCCGCAGGCGGTCAAAGTTATAATCTGATGGCTGAAATGCCGGATGGCACGGTGGGAAACCGCCCGGTCAGCAGCTTTGCCGGCAATGTGGTTCAGCTTGCTGGCGATTTCCCTGAGACAGTTTCTCAGAACGCCATGTGGGTCGTCACCGGCACCGATATTGAACCGCGTCAGTATCGCATCATCTCGATCACCGAGGATGAAAAGCACCAGTTCAAAGTCACCGCTCTGTTCTACGACCCGACGAAATACGCGCGCGTCGAGGAAAATCTCAACATCGATCCGGTTCCCTATTACCGGCCGAAATCGACGATCAATCCGCCCAATAATTTCACGGCGACGGAAAACCTGTTTTTCATGAATGGCGCGGCGACGACCAGCATCACGCTGTCGTGGACGCCTTCCGACGATTTTATGGCGATCGGCTACAGCATCAGCTTCACTGATCCTAATGGCAGTTATGGCGATATAGGGATGGTCAGCGGCACCAGCGTTGATATTCCGAGCACGGCGACGGGCACCTGGAAGTTTAACATTGCGTCGGTTGGCGCCGGCGGCGCCATGTCGATCCCGGTCAGCTTGAGTTTTGATGCTCAGGGCTGGGAGGCGATGGATGCGCCCTTCGTCACCCATCTCGAGGTCTTCAACCAGGGCTCTAACACCAATTTCTCGGGCAAAGACTGTCACCTGGATTGGCAGAACAACTTCCCCGGCACCACGGCTGACGCAGGGCAAGAAGGCGACGTGGGCGCCGGCACCGGTCTGGCGAATCCCTTCTATCGCGACAACGTGGTTCGTATTTATGACGTGAGCACCGGCGTCTGCCTGCGCACCGAAGTCGTCATCAACTCCGATTACGTCTACACCTTCGACAAGAACACGTCCGACAACGTGGCTTATAGCCGCGGCCCGCAGCGCACGTTCGTCGTTGGCGTGACCGTTCGCGACAATCTGGGCTATCAGTCGCCTGAAGTCCGCATCACGCCGGACAATCCCGTTCCTGACGTCATCATCCCGACCGTCACGTCAGGTCAGGAGTGCATGTATGTCGATTACGTGCAGCCGACCGACCCCGATTTCTGCGGCGCCTTCATCTGGGCCTCGACCGATCCCAAATTCGACCCGCTCGCCACGGCGCCGTCCTACCAGGGCGCGAATAACTATGTGGGAATTCCCGGCATTCTGGACACGATCTATTACGTTCGAGTCGCCGGCTATGATCAGTTTGGCACGAGCGGCCTGAATATTTCGCCGCCGATCCAGGTGATCGTCGGCGGGTTCAAACTCGACACCAATCCGCCCGACGTCCCGACCAATCTCGTCCTGAGCTCCGGCACCATCACCATGCCGACCGGCAATGTGGTTTCGACCCTGCAAGCCGCCTGGGATGCCAGCGCGTCGGACAATTTCGCCTATTTCGACGTGAATATGAAGGCGGCGGCCGGCGATTACATTTCGTTCCAAACCGCGACCAATTCCTATATGT